AAAAAGAAGCTGCTCTTTGCACGAGATGATTTCGGCCTCTATTTCTGCCTTGACCTTTTTCTTTTCATCAATGGATTTTTCGATTGATGAAAGCTCCTCCTTTGCGTGGGAAAGCGTGTCGAGAACAGCTTTTGCGTCCTTAAACTCCGGCGTTATTTGAGCCTCAAGAGAGGCAATCTGCTGAGTGGCTTCATGGAGCTTGCTGGAAAGACAATCGAGGCAAAGTCCATTGGCATTGACTTTCAAAAACATCCCTTTTTGGCCGCACTCAACGCATTTAGCCATTATACTTCACCTCATTTTTCTCATTCGTCAAGATCATGATACGATCGGCCATACTCCCCTGCTCGCCGGCAGACGTTATCCCCATTTCCATGGCATCGCGGCAGGCCAGAATTGCACGGTCATACATCCCCATCGTTTCATAGGCTTTGGATAGACGCAGGTACAAGTCGGTCACATCCGGATAAACACACGGGGATTTCTCCAGTAAGCTCTTTCTGGTCTCATAGTCAAAGAGCATGGGAACCAACCGTACACCCTCGTTACAATAAGCGATGATGGTTTCAGGGTCTGCAAGCTCTGGCAAGCGTGTACTGATCTCATGATAACGTGCACGGACAATGGCATATTGATCCTCCAATGAGGCCTGCTGTATGCGAAGCTTGTGTGCTTCGGCTTCTCGTCGCTGCCGTTGCAGTGCGGCGGCCTTTTGGAGACGCTGTAACTCTCTTTCCTTTCTTGCAGATTCCCGGGCTTGACGCGCTTTATCTTTTTTTACAGCCTTGTAAATATCGGTTGCTGCCTTAACGACGAATGGTTTTTTTCTCGCCATGCAGTTTACCCCCCGACTAAAGAATAGCGGTTTTGTAATACGCTATGGCCCTTTGCATAAATTCGCAGGACACATCGAAAAGCTCTGCCAGATCCCACACCTCTGTGACGCCATGGCGGACGGCCTGCATGAGCCGGCCATAGGGCACCAGTCTGGCAAAAGCCCATTTATCCGCGCGGCGCTCGGCCTTTGCGCGGATATCATATCTGGAATAGCGGTTGTAGAAGCCGCCGTATTCGCAGTGGCCCAGCTCATGGGCGAGGGCTTCACGCTCCTGCTGCACGTTCAGGCGTTGGTCGATGGCAATGTAGCAGCGTTTATTCGTTTGAAGACTGAAGGAGGGCGTTTCGGTCAGGCTTTCGCATACGACAACATGACCGCGCCTTTCAGCGATGCCATACAGATCATCGTTTGTGACCAAGCTCCTCACGCTCCTCGCGCATCTTCACGAATTGGGCAAATCGCTTGACTTCTTCAAACTGTTCATCGGTGATTTCCGCATCGCCGCCGAAAAGGGCGAATTTGATTTCATCATCAGTGGGCTTTCTGGTTTCGACCGTTTCTCCCATCAGCTCGGCGACGGTTATCCCAAGCACAGACGCGAGCCGCTCTACGGTATCTGTAGTTGGGCTTTTCGTTGATGATTCAAGCGTGCTAATTGCCGATTGCGATATGCCGGACATTTTGGAAAGTTTGTACTGGCTTATGCCCTTCGCAGTTCTTATTTCCTTTAATCGCTCGCCGACAGTGGATGCCATATGCTCACCTCGATACTTTGTTATCGAAAATTATATCATGCAACTATCGAAATGGCTATTGACAAATAATCAAATTAAGAATATAGTATATATCGAAACAGAGATTATCGGAGGTGATGGAATGGCACAAATCACCGCAAAACATTCAAGGCGTGCTTGCACCAGTCGCTGCGCTCCATCTGCTTGCAAGGTACGCGAAGCTTCACGCCGCGCCCTGCGGTATGAAGAAACAGGCGCGCTGCTTCAAAATCACCGCCTGATACGCTTTGATCCGGACGACCCTGCGATTGAGTACACAGCAGATGTGACACTTGGTCGTGATCGAATTGAAGCGTTAAGCGTGCGCATTCGCAAGGGGCAAGCAGAAAAGGAAATTCGGTTGATATGATGAACTTCCGCGTGCTTTCGTCGCACACGCCATCTACGGTTACCGCAGTGGTGAAAAGTTCGGTTGCGTAGCGAGAGGCAGAAACAGAAGATTCGCCAATCATTACATCCGCGCCAATGACGGAAACGACCGAGTGTGTGCGATTGACGAGCACAAAATCCAGCACATAGCAACGCGGTGCAAATGAGATCCAGTTGCCGTCCACAGCTTTGAAACGCACACGCGCCTTGAACCATTCGCGAATAGCTAAGGCAAGCGAAAGGGTAAAACCGGCAATACCGAGGATGGATGAAAGAAGTTCGTATTGCGACATAAGCACCTCATAGCTGTTTTCCCAAATTATACAAAAACCTATCACCGTAGTCAAACGAAAGGAACGATTGAATGAACAATGTTGCAAAGTTGAGGGAAAAAGCCGGAATCAGCCAACAGGAACTTGGGCGGTTGAGCGGTGTGCCTCAAGGCGTGATCAGCACGATCGAAAGCGGCGCCACAAAGCATCCACGCACCGACACCGCCGCCAAGCTCGCCCGCGCCCTTGGCTGCACCATCGACGAGCTGCTGGGAGAAAAAAAGGAGGAGACCCCATGCCGATAAATCGCGAGGCGGTTCTGGCATTCATGGAGGCAATGAAAAAACATTGCGAAAGCGTTTTCCCGGACAACTGCGACAAGTGCTGCATGCGGCTGTTCTGCTACACGCCCCCGTGCGAAATGTCCTCTGCGCTAACCCATCTTGTCATTGATTTTCTGGAGGGCGAGACGCATAGGGACAGGGAGAACCCCATTCGTTAAGACCGTTGCATTTGGGCTTTGTTTGTTTTCCGCTGCATGAGGCAAACGGGCATCTGGAAACGTATGTCTGCTCAATACCGTCCTTTTCGTAAATTTCTTCATAAACTCTGAAACGGTAGCCGTACTTGTAACAATGCACCAGACGCTCCTTTGTGGATATAAGTTTCAAAAAAACAACTCCCCCTGCTTTGATATTTGGAAAGGAAATGAGATACCCATGCGAACCAAGATGAAACAAGCCCGCCGGTCGAAAGGCATGACCCAGCAGCAGGTCGCAGTGCGAATTGGCATTGAGCCAAGATATTACAAGGCCATCGAAAGTGGCGAGCGTCTCGGCAGCATTGCTGTTTGGGATGCGCTGGAGGATCTGTTCGGTATCAATCAGCGTGTTTTGAGAGCCATGCATCCCGGCCGAGAAGAAAATCAGTAGACACATTGAGCGCGTCTGCGATTTTTACCAGGTAGGCAAAGCAGGGTTCACGGTCGCCGCTTTCATAGGCGCGGTATGAACGCAGACCGACTTCCAACATGTCGGCCATTCCCTGGGCCGTAATCCCCTGTTGCTTTCGGGTTTGGTTTAGCCTCTCGCCAAAGGTCATTAAAAACACCTCCATAGTGCTCATATTGTACCCTTTCCAAAAATCTATTGACAGTGCTCGTTCTGAGCACTATAATAACAGCAGGAAAGGTGCTCGATTTGAGCACTATTAAGGAGGCGAGAGCCATGACCCCCACCTTGCAGGACCTCAAGACCCTTACCCAGTGCAAAGAGCTGCTTTACCTGCTGCGGGAATGCGAATCACTGCCCGACAGCGCCCTCACCGCGCTGGGCTACCTGCTGTGGACCATCCAGCAGGAAAAGAAAGTCCCCGCCTGACCTGCACTTTTACTTTTATAGAAAGGAGCTGATCCATATGGCTGAGCGACTTCTTGCACCCAAAGACGTCGCAAAGATCCTCGGCGTTGGATATGAAAAAGCGGTCCTGCTCATGCGCAGCATGCGCAGGATCAACATTTCCACCAACCCCGCCAGCTGCCGCCCACGCTACGTCGTTACGGAAAGCGAGCTGACCCGCTGGCAAAAAGAAAAGACAAAAGCACCGGAAATCCTGCCCATGTCTGTTCCCATGAAAAAGACGAAAGCTCATCCATTTGACGACTTTTCAAAATACCGAAATCCTGATGGAACCATCAAGCGCGAGAGACTTCGCAAGGCATAGAAAGGAGAGGCAGAGAGATGTACCTCATCGAGTATCAGCCGCCCACGGCGGTGAACCGCTGGCGGCACAGGCGGCGCATCCGGCACATGGCCGAGAGGGTCATACCGCGAAGCTATGAGTGGGTCATGCTGGTGGTGGCTGCCCTGATATGGGCAGTGTTGGCGGTGCTGTTCGTCGGGTGGTGGACGGTATGACAAGCGAGCTGAAAGTCTACTTCTACGCATGCTACGACAAAGCGGACAAGCAGGCATACAGCGGGCTGACGGTCGGCCTGTGTGCAGCAAGCGTGCGTGAGGATGTGCGAAAGAACTTCCGTCGTCCGAAATACATCAGCATTCACCGCGTGCCGGAGCTGGCGGTGGCTGTGGATGGAGACGGAAGGGAATACATCATTCCACAGAAAAAAGCCCCGCAGGGGACGCGGGGCCGATGAACATCAAGATCGGCTGTCGGCCTTCATGTTCCATTACAGTTTAACACAGAAAAGGGGGATTGGCAATGGCTTACCGTCGCTGCGAGGTTTGCGGCGCATACCTTGATCCGGCCGAAAAATGCGATTGCGAAGGCGTTGCGCCTGCCGTGCCTGCGCCTGCGCCCACCCGGCAGCGCCGCGAGAAGTCCGGGGCCATGCCAAAGCGTCGCAGACCGCGCCTTCATAAGCTGGACCCCGACCGCGCATGGCTGGCGTTTGATTCAAAATAACGGAGGAACACCCATGAAACACATTCAAATCGACGAGCTTCACATTATCGGTTTCAAGGGCATCAAAGACCTCGTGCTCTCCTTCAGCGGCCACAGCGCCGTGATCTCCGGGCGCAACGGAACGGGCAAGACCAGCGTGTATGACGCTTTCCTCTGGCTGCTGTTCGGCAAGGTGAGCGACGGAAGCAAGGCGGATGTAAAGCCCTTGACCGCCCATGGTGCCCGCAGGAGCGGCGTGGACTGCGAGGTGAGCGCCCGCCTTCTCGTGGATGGAACGCCTGTGCGCCTTCGCCGGCAATGGCACGAAATCTGGAAAAAGCCCGCCGGCGGGGGCGAAGCGGTCTATGACCGGGACGAAACCCTGTGCTGGGTGGATGATGTGCCCGTGAAGCTGGAAAAGGAATACCAGCCCTATGTGCAGGCGATGGTGGGCGGCGACGAAAAGACGTTTCAGTTGCTGACAGACCACGGCGCATTTCTGCGCCTGCACTGGACGGAACGGCGCAGGCAACTGATGGCCATGGCGGGCGGCGATCCGGAGAGCGAGCTGCTGGGACGTACGGAATTTGCGAAGGTAGCGGAGCTGCTTGACGGATGCAAACCCGAAGAGGCCAAAAAGCGCCTGATGGACCGCCGCAAGCGCCTGAGCAGCGAGCTTTCGCAGCTCCCGGCACGCATGGATGAGCTGGAACGAACGCTGAGCCCTGTTTCCGGGGAGGAGCTGGCACATGCCAAAGAGCAGCTTGCGCAGCTGGAGGAAAACATCGCCGCCGTTGATGCGGAGATTGCAAACGGCCAGGGGGCCGCCGGCCGGCTGAATGAGCTGCTTCGCCGGAAGAGTGCGGCGGCAAGGCGCGTTGCGGAGATTGCCTCCGGGGCGGCGGAGGATCATCTGCGCGCGGTGAACGAGCGCCGGGCCGTATACGACGGACTGCTTGCCAGGCAAAAGCGCATGGAAGCGGAGATGGCCGGTCTGAAGCAGAGACTGGATGACCGGTATACCCGCATAGCGGAACGCGAGAGCCAGCGCAGGGACCTGCTTGCCCGCTACCATGAGATCGAAGATCGCTCTGTGCCTTCCTTTGAGGCCAGCGGGGTTTGCGAGGCCTGCGGGCAGGCGTTGCCCCCGGAGCGGGTGGAGGCCGCACTGGAAAAGATGCGTGCCTGCTGGGAACAGCAGCGCGAGGCCGAACTGCGGGTCATTCTGGAAAAGGGGCGCGCCTGCAAAAGGGAACTGGAAAACCTGACGAATGAAGCCGAGGAACTTGTAAACCAAACAGATGTGTTGACCGGGAAAATGAGCGAGATGGCCGGGAATGTAAAGCAGGCCGAAACGGAATGGGAGGAAGCGCGAAGCGGCTCACCCAACCTTGAAGCGCAGCCGGGGTATGCGCCGGCCAGAGAGCAGCTTGACCAGGTCGAACGGGAGATAGAGGCCTTCGGCACGGATACGCGCCGGCAGGTGCTTCTGGACCGCAAAGCGCAGTGGCAGCGGGCCTGTGCCCAGCCGCGGGCCATACTGATGCGCGCGGAGCAGAACGAGACCGTGAAAAAGCGCATGGAAGAACTGGCCGGTGAAAAGAAGCGGCTGGGAGCCGAGCTGGTAACCATCGATGGGCATATCGAACTGCTGGGAGAGTATGTGCGGGCCTGTTGCGGCGCCATGGAGGAACAGATCAACCGTCATTTCCGCTCCATCCGCTGGAAACTGTTCGACACCGCCAAAAACGGCAGCGTACAGGACTGCTGTACCGCCACCGTGAACGGCGTTCCCTACGGCGGGGGCCTGAACACCGGAGCCAGCATCAATGCCGGCATCGAGATCATCCGCGCATTGAGCGGTGTATACGACATTTCGGCGCCCTGCTTTGTGGATAACGCCGAGGCCGTCAATTCCCTTGCCCGCACCGACGGACAGATGATCGAGCTGCGCGTGAGCGCGGACGAGCATCTCACCATGACCACATATGACTGAAACGGAGGCGGAACCAATGGCAGCACAACCCGGTGAAACGACCGCCGTCACACGGCGCGAGGCTACGCCCAGCGAGCGTTTTGCCCTGTCGGTGGAAAAGCAGTACGGCGGCGAGGTCGGCAGGCTGAGCATGACCGAGTACGACAAAACCCTTGCCCAGCACCTGTTTGTCAGGATCGACGCGGCCTTTGCCGAAATGAACGCCCGCAAGAGCGGCAACGACATCCCTGTTTCCTGGAACAACGTCAACATGCGCAAGCTGGCCATCGACGCTGTGCACCGCGTGCAGCTCGGCATTGACGCGCTGATTCCCGGCCACCTCTACCCCATCGCCTACTTTAACGGCAAAACCCAGCAGTACGATGTGGATCTGCGCATTGGCTACAAAGGCGAGCTGTACTACAAAATGCGCGCTTCCGTCAAGCCGGTTCAGGACGTGCGCATTGAGCTGGTTTACGATACGGATGAATTTACCGTGTACAAGAAGGGCGTTTCCTGCGACGTGGAGGGCTACGACTTCAGGATCACCAACCCCTTCGACCGCGGTACGCTGGTGGGCGGATTCGGCTATCTAGCCTTTGAACATGCCGGGGACAACGTGCTGGTGGTGCTCAGCAAAGCGGAAATCGAACGTTATCGCGCGTCCAGCAAGGCCGCCGGCGGCAATTTCTGGCGCGACTGGTACGAGCAGATGGCGTACAAGACCATCGTCCACCGCCTGATGGACAGGATCATCATCGACCCGGAAAAGATCAACGTAACCGCCATGGCCAGCGTGGAGGGCGATGGCTTCGATCAGCAGCAAGATGCCGCAGCGCCCGCCATGCGCGAAAGCACCCCCATGACTATTGAGGCGGAGGATGTGCCGCAGCAGCCGGCGCCCCTTCACGCCGAAGCCGGAATGGGCGCATCCGCGGAGGAACCGTTCTGATGCTGCTGTCAGTCATCGCCACCGGCTCCGCCGGCAACTGCTACGCCCTGCATCACGGCGGACGCATCCTGCTGCTGGACGCCGGTGTGCAGGCGCAGAAGATCATGCGCGGTATCGATCACCGGCTGGAGGATGTGTCCGGCTGCCTCATCACCCATGAGCACATGGATCACTGCCGCGCGGTGGAATCCCTGACCGCGCTCGGTGTGGAATGCTACGGCAGCCATGGCACCCGCAAGGCGGTTCCCGGACTGCATGCCACCCGGCTGCCCATTTCCCTTGACCCGTTCGTGTGCCGCTGCTTCCCCGTCTGCCACGACGCGCTGGACCCCTGCGGCTGGCTGATTCTCAACCGCGAAACGGGCGAGCGCATGGTCTACGCCACTGACTGCTGCGGGCTGTACAACACATTCCCCGGCGTGCACTACTGGCTGATCGAGTGCAACTACATGGACGAGCTGCTCAGCAGCGGCACGCCGCCCGCGCTGGCCAGACGCCTTACGACCAGTCACATGAGCCTCGCCAGGCTGCTGGAGGTATTTGCCGCCAACGACCTGACCGACTGCCGGCAGATCGTGCTGTGCCACGGCAGCCGGGAACGGCTGGACCCCCAAAAAGCCGCGCAGCAGGTTGCCAAGGCCACGGGAAATCCCACGGCGGTAGCCGAGGCGGGTAAGATGTACCGACTGGAATTGGAGCCATTCTAGAACGAAAGGAAGGAACAAAGCCATGCCCCAAAAACCCTATCGAGGCCTGGACCAGCTCATGGACGGCGCCATCACCAAACGCTTCAATGACGAACTTACGCGCCTGTGGGATAACGTGTACGACATGCGCGCCCCCGCCACCAAGGCACGTACCATCACCCTCAAGGTGACCATTAAGCCCAACGCCAACCGCGATGCAGCGGCCATCCTCTACGACATCAAGAGCGCGCCCGCCGCGCCGGAGGCGCTGCAGCAAACCGTGTTCATGCGCCAGCGGGACGACGGCAGTGTGCAGGTGACCGAGCAGACGGCTCAGCTACCCGGACAAATCGACATGGCAGGCGAGGAACAGCCCATGCCAAATGTCGTAGAGTTCAAACCGAGCGGCGAACCCGCCGCACGATAAATGAAAGGAGTAGATACCATGGATCAGCAGTACAAGGGAACCGACATAAAAGAGGTGGCAACGTTCGTGCAAGCCCTCACGGAGCGCGCGGTTAAAGCAGAGCACGCCAACGAGTTGCCGCACATTTTTTCCGCAAACGGCGAGGATTACATCTGGCGTGGCAATATGTACCAAAAAATGCCGGAGGCCAATCCGAAACCCGTGAGAACCCCTGATACCTTTATCGCCTATACGCTGGATGGCCTGATCGATTGGATCAAGGCCGATACGGACAAGCTCTTTACCGCCGAGAATCCGCCCGCGCTGGTTGTCGTTACCGCTCCCGATCAAGTTTGTGTAAAAAGCCACGCGCTTGGCGAGGCAAAGGAGCGCGCGCTGTATGCAAAGTGCGCATATGACCCGCCCTGCATTGCCTTTGATACATTCATGGATAGCGAGGCGCTGTTTGTGGCTTTGCAAACGTGCTTTATCCCATCTGATTGCCGCGACGTGGTTATGCGCGTGGTCAACAACATGACCGAGGAACAGTCCATGCAGGTCAGCGACGATGGCGTGAGCCAGCGCGTGATGGTCAAAAGCGGCGTTCAGGAGGTAGACAAGACCATTTTCAAAAACCCTGCTTACCTACGCCCCATGCGCACTTTTACCGAGGTGGAGCAGGTGGAGTCCCCCTTCGTGGTGCGGTTCAAGGAGGGCAAGCGTGCTGCGATCTTTGAGGCCGACGGCGGCCAGTGGCAGGTGGAGGCCGTGCGCAGGGTCGGCGCATACCTGCGCGAAAGGCTCAAGGACTGCAACGTGGTCGTGATTGCCTGATTGCAAATTTCCAGCGGCAGGCGGCTGCAGAAACGTCGCTTGCCGCTGGCATGACGCAAGGCCGGCTAGTCTGTACGGCAGAGAGGCAGGAGCATCCATATGAGCGAAACCATTTCCGGCAAGATCATCGACGCGGGGCCGGAGGGGCTGACCATCCGTGCCCCGTACAGCGACTGGCAGCGCTTTGTGCTTCGCAGATATGAGGACGTACAGGTGCTTTTATGCGACGGGAGGCAACTAACCCCAAAGCAGAGCCGCGCGATTCACGCCATGGTGCACGACATTGCCCGGTGGCAGAGCGGATTTGCATACAGGGATCGCGTCTTTCATGAGACGCTGTGCGCCTTGCAGCTGCAGTACATCATCGACACAACAGACAGCGAGGAGGTGCGCTACTCCCTGACGCAGCGGTTCTGCGATCTGATGGATATTCCCATTTTCTCGCTTTCGCCCAAAAACGAAAACTGCGCTGATATGACGACGGCGCACGATTTTCTTGGCTGGCTGATCGACCTGTGCGTGACCTATGACATTCCCACCAGCGGGCCGCTGACCGAACGTGCGGAGGACGTTTCCCGCTACCTGTACGCATGCCTTGCGCACAGGAGGTGCGCCGTCTGCGGACTGGCGGGAGGCCCCGCCGACCTGCACCATGTGACGCGCGTGGGAATGGGGCGAAGCCGGAAACGCATCGCACATATCGGCCTTCTGGCCGAAAGCCTGTGCCGGACGCACCATCAGGAGGCGGACCAGATAGGCCAGACTGCCTTTGATGAAAAGTACCACATATACGGCATCCCGCTGGACGAACGGCTATGCGGGATCCACGGACTGTCGCCACACGGCAGGGGCGCTCATGCAGAAACAGAAAACGCCCTCACACAAGGGCGGTTGAGCTGAAGGCACAGCGAGCGAAGGGCGGGAATGGGACCCGCCCGTAAGCGAGCGGCAGACAAGCAGGTTGCCTGCACAGCATGAACGCCGAAGGCGGGCATGCGAACTCAACACGAAGGGAGCCGGACAATGGACTATGCGCGTGAAGCTTTGGCTCTGATCGATCGGATGATGGCAAAGCCCCTGACGGCCCACGAGATCGCTTTATGGCACGCACTGGCGGCCATCAGCGCAAGATGTGGAAAGTCGGAGGGGCTTTCGGTTCCGATGGACTTGCTGAAGGTTTACACAGGTTCAAGCAAGGATTCCGTGGAGCGGGCGCGAAACGGGCTGAAAACCAAGGGGCTGATCGATTGGCAGAGCCAGCGCGGCCGGAAGGCGCCGCTTTACACCATTTACAGCGTTGCGGAGCAAATAGCGGCGCAACCCGCCCCGCAACATACCCCACAACCCGCCCCGCAACATACCCCACAACATACCCCACAACCTGCCCCCTTATATACTACTGCTACTATCAACAGCAGCAGTAATATAAGGGCGCAAATAGCGGCGCAAAGCACCCCGCAACCCGCCCCACAAAGTACCGCGCAACCTGCGGCTCAAACGCTTCCCCTGCTGACACAGGAGGAGGCCGACGCCCTGCAGCGGGAGATGGACGATGTGCTGGAGGCCGCGGCGGAGATCGGCATTCCGCAAAGCGCGGCGGACCTGAGCCAGGGTAACCGGCTGGTGGCGGACTACTCGGCGGCATGGGTGCGGGAGGCGATCCGGCGGGCGGGCACGGGCAGCGCGAGCACACGCTGCTGGCGGTACGTGGAGGCGATCCTGCGCAGGTGGCGTGAGCGCGGCGGGATGGACGAGGCGCGTCAGGATGCGCGGGCGCCGGAAAGCGAGGCGGATTCCGCACGGCTGCGCGAGGATGCGCGCACGCTGGCACGGCTGAGGGGTGAGCTGCCCAGATGACTCCCCTGTACGACCACGAGAGCGAAAAGTGGCTGATCGGCGCGCTTTTGACGGATGCGGAGGTGCAAAAGCAGCTGCCGACGCTGCCGGCAGACCTCATGCACGACCCGCTGAACGAAAAGATTCTATCGTGCATGCGGCGGCTTCAGGAGCGGCGCGAGCCCATCGAGCCGCTGAGCGTGCAGGGCGGCCTGCGCGACGCGGGCGAGCCGGACATGGCGGAATACCTGATCGGGTGCATGCGCTTTGCGGTATCGGGGGCGAGCGCGGGGCACTACATCGCCCGGCTCCGGGGCCTTTGCCGGGCCCGGAGCGCCTATGCCATGGCCAGCGACTTTTGCCGGAGGCTGACCGAGGGCGCGGACGTGGACGCCTGCACCGACGCGCTGCGCACCGCCCTGCGGGGGCTGGACGCGCCATCCGGGCGCATCGTGCGCATGGGCGAGCTGGCCAGCGGTGTATACGACGATGTGGAACGGCGGTCCCGCGGCGAAATGACAGGGATTCTGACCGGAATTCCAGATCTGGACCGCCTGATCTTCTGCCTGGAACCGGGCGATCTGGCGGTGATCGGCGCGCGGCCCGCGGTGGGCAAATCCGCCTTCGGCATGCAGATCGCCCTCAACGCCGCCCGGCAGGGACGGCATGTGCTGGTGTGCAGCCGCGAAATGCGTCAGATGCAGTACGCGCACCGCATCGCCGCCCACCTTTCGGGCATCAACAGCGCCCGGCTGCGCCGCGGCGCGCTGTCGCAGGAGGAATGGGGCGAGCTGGCCGGGTGCTGCGGGGAGATGGGCCGCCTGCCGCTGGCGTTCACCTTTGACAGCGCCACGGTGGAGGAGCTGCGCGTGCAGGCCCAGCGGGAAAAGGAATTGGGAAACCTCGACCTGCTGGTGGTGGATTACCTGCAAATTCTACGCACCAGCGCGCGCCTGCAAAAGCGTTACGAGGCCGTGGGTCATGTGAGCCGCGCCCTCAAGGACATCGCGCTGGATCTGCAGGTGCCGGTGGTTGCCATGGCGCAGGTGGGGCGGCAGACAGTAAGCGCCGGCGGTGAGCGTGCGCCGGTGATGCCGGACCTGAGCGACCTGCGCGAATCGGGCAACATCGAGCAGGACGCGGACATCGTGATCTTTCTGCATCACCCCACCAGCGGTAGCGACCGCAGCATTCCCTCGTATGACACCGACACGCGCGGGGCCATCGAGGCGCGGGAGGGATATCAGTACATCGTGGTGCGAGTGGCCAAGCAGCGCCAGGGCGAAAACGGGTCCTTCGGCGTGGAGTTTGACGCGCCGCACATGACCTACACTTGCATTGCGAGGTGAGCAAAGATGAACGGGACGATTGAACCGATTCCACTGAAAGAGTCGGAGGCAAGGGAGATCCAGCTACTTTGGGGAGTGATGGAGATCCTCAGCGAGACATCTCCGAGACTGAAAAAGCGGCTGCAGGCCTGCGGGCGATGGCGGCAGTTACGCACCTGTGCGGCATGGATGGAACGCATCGTAGGCGATGTGATGGACACCATCGAACATGAAAAGCGGCGAAAATTTCTGTTGAACCTGCGCGGACAGGAGCTTCGGGTCGTTTGCAAAGGCGTGTCGGACACCACGCCGGGCTACACCGTCGTGGAGCAGGATGTGCTGCATACCTACATCCGGCAGGCAATCGGTCATCGCTGCGTGCTGTGCGACGGCGCCGGATGCGACATGGCCCGGTGCGAGCTGCGAAAGGCTTTGAAAAAGACGGTTATGTTTGAGATTGACGAAGCAGGCGGCATATGTCTTGGGAAAAAGCTGCTGATGCATATGGAGGAATGAGGGATGAAACAGATCACGATTTCGCTATCGGAGTATGAGCGGCTCAAGGACCTGATTGCGCAGGCAGACATGCGCCACGGGCTGGAGATGGCTGCTTTGGAGCGAAGGTATCAGGAACGGATCAAGCAAATGCAGAGGGACCATCATGCGGAAGTGACGAGGCTTGAGAGCGCTATCGCGCATCAGGCGGAGCAGGTGAGGGGAATGGCGGCGTATGGGGTGAAATCAGAATCATACGGAGATCGTGGTGGGAAGGAAGATGCTGTCAGCTGTGACCCCATCGCGCAGGCTATTTACAGGACCTTCTGCGGGAGATGATGACCGAAACCGATACAAGGAGGCATGTTCATGAGACCCACTCCCCCGTCCATTCCCCACACCATCAGCCGGTACGCCTATGCGGAGCTGCGTGCCTTCTGCCGGCAATACGGGGAGAAAAAATCCAGAGCTGCCGCACTGGCCGGCGTGTCCTCCCCGATACTGACGGGTATGCCGCACGGTTCTGATATTTCTGACCCCGTGACCCGAGCCGTGGAACGTCGCGAGAGGCTGCTGGCCGACTGTGCCATGATCGAGCGCGCGGCGGAACTTGCAGGAGGCGGCGGCTTCTATCACGCACTGATTCTCAACTGTTGCCACGGCATCGGGTATCTCTATATGGATCCCGCCATACTGCCCACCGCAAACCGCAACGCCTTTTTCCGGGCGCGGCGGGAATTCTACTGGCTGTTGCATCAGTTCAGAAGCGGCGAAATTTGATACTTTTTTTCGATGGTTTTGTGCTAAAATGGCATCGTGAAAAACGGAACAGGCCGGTAGGGCGCAGTGCGAAGGCACCGCGCTCTTTCTTATACAAAAAATCACGGGAGGTGGTGAACATGGATGGGCGTTGACTGGACGAAGATCAGAAATGAGTATATCAACACCGACATCGGCATGCGCCCGCTGGCTGAGAAATACGGGGTGGGTGCAAACACGCTCAAATCGCGCGCAACCCGTGAGAAATGGGCAAAAGCACGCACAAAACAGTGCGTCCAAACCGCGTACAAATGCGTACAGAAATCCGCCCAAGCCGTTGCCACTGCCGAAGCCGACCGCCTGTCCGCCGCCGCCCGCATCCGCGCCAAGGCGACACAGTATCTGGATAAGCGCATGGACACCCTGCTGGAAAGCGGCCAAAAGGCCTATGAGGTAAAAGTGGTGATGGAAACCCTCAGACTGATTGCCGATATGGAAAAAAGCGACGCCTGCGCGGCGGAGGATGCTGCGGTGCAGATTGTGGAGGACCTGCAGTGAAGCAGATACGCATGAGTGAACTGCTTGCCCCGGTATTCGCGCCTGTGCACACCGACATCCGCAGGCACGGGCATGACGAGTACTGGCTATATGGCGGGCGCGGAAGCGGAAAGAGCAGCTTTGTGAGCATCGAGATTGTGCTGGGCATGATGAAAGACCCGCAGGCCAACGCGCTGGTGGTGCGCAGGGTTGCCAAGACGCTGCGGCAGAGCGTGTACGAGCAGCTGTGCTGGGCGATAGACCGTCTGGGGGTGGATCACCTGTGGGCGCGGCGCTTGAGCCCGATGGAACTGAGCTACAGGCCCACAGGGCAGCGGATCCTGTTCATTGGCGCGGACGACCCGCAGAAAAGCAAGGGCATCAAGGTATCACGCGGCAGCTTCAAATTTTTGTGGTTTGAGGAACTGGCGGAGTTTGACGGCATGGACGCGGTGAACACCATCACGGCAAGTGCCGTGCGCGGTGACGAAGCCGTGACCTTTTACACGTACAACCCGCCGGAAAGCATCGCCAACTGGGTCAACGAGGAGGCGCTGTGCATCCACGAGGGGAGATTTTCGCACAAAAGCAGCTATCTGGACATCCCGCCCAGGTGGCTTGGCGCGAGCTTTCTGTCGAAAGCGGATATCATGCGCAGGACCAACGAGCGGGCCTATCGCCACATGTACCTGGGGGAAGTGACGGGCACGGGCGGGCAGGTGTTTGAAAATGTGGAGCTGCGGCCCATCCCGGAGGGGGAAATCAGCCGCATGGGCGCGTTTTACGACGGGCTGGACTTTGGATATTACCCCGACCCCACCCACTGGGTACGCGTGAGCTATGACCCGGCGAGCCTGACGGTATATGTGGTGGACGAGCTGCGGCGCTTTCGCACCACAGACCGGGAATTTGCCCGTCTGCTGATGGAGCGCAGGGACGTGACCGCGTCCACGGAGATCATTTGCGACAGCGCGAGCGAAAAGCCGCTGGCGGAGCTGCGAAGCGAGGGACTGCGCTCTGTCGTGGGCGCAATGAAAGGGCGCGGAAGCATCGAAACGGGCATTAGGTGGCTCAGGATGCGGGCGCACATCGTGATCGACCCGGCGCGCACGCCGGAGACGGCGAAAGAATTCGCGCAGTACGAATTCGTGAAGCTGAAAAACGGGTCGTTCACGGAGAGCTACCCCGACCGCGACAACCACGCCATTGACGCGGTGCGCTATGCGCTCAACCGCGTATGGCTGAGAAAGGACAGATGACATGCTTGCAAGACTGATCGAATGGGTGCAGCGGCTGTTTGGCTTAAGACCGCGCAAGGCAGCCGAGCCGGTGGACGCGTTTGTGCAGCGGTATGAGGACGCGACGGGCGAAAACATCACGGCGGTGATCGCCGGGCGGCTGTCTGCCCTGACCCTTGGCGAAAGCACACTGGCCGTGGAAGGCAACGGCCAGCGCGCGGAGCTGCTGACCGGCGTTGCAAACACCCTCTGGCGGAAGATGCCGGGCATCGTGGCGCAGGCCTGGGGCAAGGGCGGCAAGGTGCTTGTGCCGATGGTGACAAGCGGGGAAATCGTGGTCACTGCGGTGGATCAGTCCCGCGTGGCAGTGAGCGCGCGGCAGGGAGATCGCATCACGGCCGCCACGGTGCTGGCAGATCAGGCGCAGGTGAACAGCCGCCGCTACTACCGCCTGATGGACTACCGGCTGGACGGAGACTTGCAGGTCATCCGGCAGCGGGTGGTGAGTGAATCGGGAATGCCGGTATCTCTGGACACGGTTTCGCAGTGGGCAGGCATTGACGAGGAGATCAGCATTTCCGGTACGGACCGGCTGCTGCTGGCATGGATCCGCTGCCCGCGTGACAACCGCGCGCAGGACAGCGACTACGGAGTGCCCGTGACCTGGGGGGCGGAAACGGAGATCTCCGAGCTTTGCGAGCACCTGAAATGGTATCGCCGCGAGTTCAAACTGGCCCGTCCCATGCTGGGGCTGGACGCGACGCTGTGGCGCAATCTCGACGACCTGTCCATACAGGACGTGCGCCGCACCGTGCAGGACGACGAAACGCCCTTTGTGCCCGTGAGCTATGGAGCCATCGGCGAGGGGCAGCAGTGGCAGCACTTCGCCCCTGCCATCCGCCAAAGCGAGTTTGAAGGGCGGCTGCAAAGCCTGTACCGCCGCGTGGAGAAGGCATGCGGACTGTCGCAGGGGATCCTGACCGAGCGTCAGCAGATGAATTACGCCAACCGCGACGAGGTGCGCGCCGCGATGTACGACACCTACAGTCTTGTCAGCCTGATGCGGCGTGAAATCGAGACGGCCGTGCGGGATGCGCTGTATGCCGCCGACGTGCTGGCCGAGCGCTTCGGGCTTACTCCTGCCGGCGCCCGTGGACAGTGGGAAGCGGCCTTTGACTGGGACATGAGCCTGCTGGAAAGCAGCCAGCAGACCTTTGCACAGATGAGCGAACTGCAAAGCCGCGGGCTGATCACGGGCGAGCGGCTGACCCAGTGGGTGCTGGGCGGCACGATGGAGGACGCGCGCGCGGAGGTGGAGCAGGCAAAGGCGCAGCAGCCGGACCCGATGGCGTTCGGAGAAACCGTTTCGTAAGCGGGCAGTTGCCTGACATTTGGGTTCATGGTAAAATAAGCGGGCAACGGGCATGGCTCGTTGCCGCGGCAGAAGGTTCACACCACCAACCCGGGCGGGAAGGAGGTGAGGCCTATGCAACAGATGCTTTTTGATATACTGACCGCCATTGCGTCCGCCGCTGTCGCGACGCTGCTATGGTGGTACTTTACGACAAAAAGAAACGATCACGGCGGCAACCGTGATCGCTGATCTGTAAGGCAAAGGCAAGTGTCGATGAACCTCTGCCGCGTTAAGCATAGCATGAACAGATGGAAATGTCAACGGAATCGCACTCGCCTGCGGTTCTGTTTTTGTATGCGGAAAGGGGGGACGTGTAAGCATTGGATGCGGCGGAACGTGCGGCTAAGATCTTCATACGCCGCTATGAGGCGCTGAACGAGGAATACCTTGAAATCATCGGCGAGCGCATCCGGGCCATCGGGCGCGTCTCCCCCACCGACCTATACCGGCTCGAGCGCCTGCGGGATATTGGCGCGGACATGGAAAAGCTAAAACGGAAGCTCGCGTCGGAAACCGGGAAAAGCCTGAAAGAGCTGGAAAAGCTGCTGCGACAGGCGGCGGACGCGGCCATGAAGCCCTACGACGGCCTTATGAATGCCGAGCCTTACCTGCGCAACGAAATTGCCGAAGCCATGGCCGCCGCGCAGTACATCGAAACGGCTCGCGCCATGGTGAACCTGAGTAACACCACGGTAAGCAGCGCGTCCTATCAGGGGCTTGTGGACCGTGCGGTGAGCGCCGTGCAGCTGGGCACGGAGAGCTACCAGAGCGCCATCCGAAGCGTGCTTCGCGGCGCGGCGTGGGACGGTCTGTGCGTGATAGACAACACGCGCAAGGTGCGGTATGCGAGCGGCCTGACCCGCAGACTGGACACGGCGGCGCGCCAGAACGTGCTGGACGGCTTCCGGGCGCTGATGCAGCGGACGCGCGACGAAGCTGGCAAGGCGTTTGGGGCCGACGGTGTGGAGATCAGCGCCCACATGCTGTGCGCGGAGGATCATCTGCCGTATCAGGGGCGGCAATTCAGCCTTGAGGAGTTCGAGAGGCTGAATCAGACCCTGCGGCGGCCCATTGCCAAGGGGATATGGAATTGCAGCCATGTAGCCGAACCCATCGTGCTGGGCATCAGCGAACCGGCGTACACGGAGGAGGAGCTGGCCGAGTACCGCAGGAGCAGCGTGGAGCAGGTCACCATTGACGGAAAGACCAGAAGCCGATACCAGTGGACGCAGGAGCAGCGGCGGATTGAAACCGCCATCCGCAGGGAAAAGGACGTTGCCATTGCCGCCAAGGCCGCCGGGGACGACGTGCTGCGCAGGCAGTGCCAGCAGCGGATCAATGACTACCGGAAGCACTACGAGCGCATCAGCAAGGGCGCTGGGCTGGAAGTGCGGACGGATAAGATGGCGGTGAGCGGATTCAGGGCGGTAAAGACGGTGGGCGAGTTGGTGGCTTCACGTGTATCAGGCACAACCACTTCCGATGGCATCGCCGTATCTGTTACCAGTCATGTAGTAGAGCGCGCAACAGAGAGGGGCGTGTCATCAGAAGACATCGTGCGTGCATTGACATCACCATTGAAAATGGGTACAATCAAAACTGATGAATACGGTCGGCGAAGCAGACAATACATCGGTGAGCACGCTACTGTCGCTGTTAATCCAGATACGGGTGCCACAGTATCTGTATGGCCAACACACAGCAAGATTGCAAGAAAGCTCTTAAAGGAGCAGGGAGAGCAATGAAAATTCCATTTTCCAAAGACCAGGCACAGTTCATTCAAAGTGTTTCGGACGTTGATCCGTTCAGCGATCTTTCAGACGATATGCTTTTAAAGCTGATCGATGATTTGCAGAACCATTTGCAGACGTTCGGGATCAATGCTTCGGGCAACGGAGAAAACGAAGCCGGAACAAAATGTGCAAATCTTCTTGCATGGCTCGCCAGAAACACCTAAACCGCCTTTTGGCGGTTTTTTGAATACGTTGGAAAGGCCGCGCACCCAACACGGGGCGCGGCTTTTGCATACAAAAAATTGGGCCGGAACGCCGTAAAACTATCAAGCCGGGGCGGAAGGGCACCGCGTAAAAAAACCGTAAGGCGACAGGAGGATATTATGACCAGAGACGACGTAAGAAAGACCTTTCCCGAAGCGACTGACGAACAGGTGAAGGCGATCATGGACCTGCACGGCGCGGACATCGAGCGCACCAAGGGCGCTGCCGGGGCCGACGCTGCGAAGCTGACCGCCCTGCAAAACGAGCTGGACGAGGCAAAGACCACCATCGGCACGCTGGAAGCCGCAAAGGCCGACGCGGACAAGCTGCAGGCCGAGATCGACCGCTACAAACAGGCGGAAGCGCAGCGGCAGGAAGCGGAGAAGGCCGCACAGGCGCGCGCCGCGCTGGAAAGCCGCTTCAACGCCGTCGTGGGCGACCGCAAGTTCGTGCACGACTTCGTGCGGCAGGGCGTTCTCGGCGAGTTTGAAAAGGCGCTGGCCGACAAGGCCAACGAAGGAAAGGGCGACGCGGCCATCTTCGACGGGCTGACGCGCGACAAGGACTATTTTGCAAGCATGAACCCCGGAGGCAAGCCGGACATGGGCGGCATCGGCGGCGTTTCGTCCGACGACGACGCCCGCGCCATCATGGGACTGCCGCCGAAAAAGTAAGAAACGGAGGATAACGATATGCCGAACAACATCACCCCTTTCAAGAGGTACACCAGCCTGCTGGACGAGGTATACCAGAACGCCAGCGTGACCAGCATGCTGGACATGAACGGCGCCACGGTGCGCATGGGCACCAATGCCAACGAGATCGTGATTCCCAAGATCAGCATGGACGGCCTGGGCGACTACAGCCGCAACAGCGGCTATGCGCAGGGCAGCGTGACCCTGACCCACGAAACGGTCAAGTTCAACTACGACCGCGGCCGCCGCTTCACCGTGGACGCCATGGACGACGAGGAGACCGCAGGCGTGGCCTTTGGCCAGCTTTCCGGCGAGTTCATCCGCACCAAGGCAGCCCCCGAACAGGACGCCTTCCGCTTTGCTACCTATGCGAGCGTGAGCGGCATCAGCACCACCGCAGGAGCAGACCTGTCCGACGCGGCAGCCGTGCTTGCGGCCCTGATCGCCAGCCAGAACAAGATGGACGAGGACGAGGTGCCCACCACCGAACGGTATCTGTTCATCACCCCCACGCTGTACAACCTGGTGCAGAACATCGACACCACCAAGAGCAAGGCCGTGATGGACAGCTTCGCCGCCGTGACCAAGGTGCCCCAGAGCCGGTTCTATACCGCCATCGACCTTAAGGACGGAATTGACCATACCGGCGATGATGAACCCGGTTCCGATGAAACCGCCGGCGGCTATGCCAAGGCCTCCGGAGGCAAGAACATCAACTTCATGGTGATCCACAAGCCCGCCGTGATCCAGTTCAACAAGCACGTAGTCAACAAGATCATCACGCCCGAGCAGAACCAGACCAGCGACGGTTGGATGTTCTTTTACCGCAGCTACGGTCTGGCCGATGTGTACGAGAACAAGCTGGCCGGCATCTACCTGCACACCGCCACGACCTGATGGAGGTGATGGGATGAGGACGGTTGGCAGAGTGTACCCGGAGGAGGATGGGCGCCGTCCTCCTCCCGGCGTGAAGACGGCTGATCTGCGTGAGAGCGTGGATGCGGCTGCCTGTGCCACTGCGAGCGGCAACCAAGCCTACAGACCGCACAGTGCGAACGTGGTAAAGCGGCCTTCCGGGGCCGGGAAACGGGGGCGAAAAGCGTGTACCTGACCTATGACGAGTACAAATCCATGGGCGGCACGGCGGAAGAACCCGCTTTCACCCGCCTGTGCACGGCGGCATGCGGGCGCATTGACCGGCTTACGCACGGACGGGTGCGGGACCTTGAGCAGGTACCGCAGGAGGTAAAGGCGGCGGTATTCGAGCTGATCCACCGGGCGGAGAGCTACGAGGCAGAGGACGCGCGCATGGCCTCCTTCACCAACGACGGAATGAGTGTGTCCTACGTGCAGGAAACGGCCCCGCAGCGCGATTCCTCGCTCAACAGCGTGGTGATTGACCTGCTGTGGGGGCAGAAAGCCGCGGACGGGAAAACGCTGCTGCTGTATGCGGGGGTGGCAGGGTGAGTATGCACGGGTACCGACGGTATTTCACGGATACCGTGACGATCTACCATAAGACGGTGGACCCTGTGACGAAGGACGACGTGTTCGAGCGCGTCGTGGTGCCGGCTGTGATGGCGCGGTGGCATACTGAAAGGACGGTCGATTCGTCCGGCGTGGTGAAGGTGGCGCAGTCGCTGAGCGTGACCGTGCTGCCCGATACCGACCCCGGCGAGCTGATGCAGCCGGGCGACTACCTGCTTGTGGGCGACGGGCCGGAGCTGACGGAGGAATACACGCTTAAGCAGCTTCGGCGCGACTGGCCGGGCCTTGCGCAGATACAGGCCATTGCGGACAACCGAAACAAGCCCCACCTCAAGCACAGAAGGGTGGAATGCGTATGAAGCTGACCATCAAGGACTATTCGCAGTTGTTGCGCGAGCGTGGCATCGGGCGTGGGCATCCTGTACAGGTATTCATTGCAAGTGAAGCTATCAGGCTAATGTGGAAGTACACACCAAAGAAGTCAAAAGTAATGGCGGGGTCCGCTAAGGTTGCAAGCGGTGGAACGGAAATCCATCAGTACACGCCATACGCCCAAATTCAGTACAAAAACACACATTTCCGGCATCGTGGCATCGAGACGCACCACTGGTTTGAGGCCATGAAGCGGAACGGAGGAACCGAAAAGATACTTAGGGCGGCGTGCAAGAAGGCAGGTGCAAGATGAACGCAGTGATGAATCAGGTGATCGCGTGGCTGGCTGGGTTTAAAGGTGTCGAGGGTGCGCAGCGCGTAACGCCGGACCTTCTGGAGGACGGCGACATGAGCCTGAGCGACCTGCCGGAGGACAGCGTGACCATCTATGTGGACGGCACGCGGGATGTGACCGCCTATGCGATGTTCCGCCTCCGCCACGGAGTCAAGACCCACGGCGAGCGCATGGAGGCGCAGGAGCTGCTGGATACATTCGAGCGGGAGGTGTGGCGGCGCAACCTTCGCCGCGACCTGCCGGAGGGAGACGCCCGCACGCAGTTCCAGAGCGTGACCGTCAGCCAGAGCCCGTACATGCTGGAAACCGACGGCGATACCGCCGTGTTCCAGTTCAGCCTTGAAATCAACTATGTGCAGGCTGTATGAGCTTGACAGCCTGCGGATAATGCGGGTATGATACGGATGCGCGGGCAACCGCGCCGGTGCAGAAGGTTCACCAAGATCCTGAAAGGGAAGGAGGTGAAGCCTGTGTTGCAAATGCTTTTTGAGGTACTCAACATCCTGCTGGCCGCTGCCATGGCAACGTACATCGGATGGCTGATGAACAAAAAAGAAACGGCCACGATGAGCAAGATCGTGACCGCTAAACAGCAGAGGTAAAGGTTCAACCCTCTGCACCGTTACAATATCACAGCCGCATGGAAAAGTCAAGCCGCCCGCGTACCGCCGGAGCGGCTTTTGCATACCCCAAAAATGAATGGAGGAAAAAGATTATGGCCAAAAAGCGTATGGCGTGGGAGACCGCGCACTATCTGGGCGTTCAGGTTGATGGAGAAGGCGAAGAAACCATCCATCTTCTGGGCGTGGGCATCAAGAGCCTGAACCGCTCGCCTTCTCCCAAGACGACCACGGACGCCTACATCAATGAAAAGAACGGATCGCCCACCATCACGGGCTATGACAACAGCTTCGCACTCAACTATGACGACATCGTGGACGATGACGCCGTCAAGGCGTTGCAACGGGTGGCAGACGACCAGCTCACGGGCACGGACGCGGAGTTTTATTACTACCGCGTGGATCTGCTGGCCGAGGCTGAAGCAGGCGCCTATCCCGCGCGGCGCTATCGCGTTGCGTGCGAGCCCGGCGACGAGACCAACGAGGCCGCAAGCGTGGTCAGCGCGAGCTGCACCCTCCGCCAGATCGGGGACCTCGAAAAAGGTACGTTCAACACGTCCACCAAGACGTTTACTCCCGATTCGGAGGCATGACGGACGACGGCGCGCCATGTGTTCCTGCTGCATGGCGCGCCGCCTGTGAAACTTAGGAGGAGCTAAACCAATGAAAGAAATGACCATCAGAATGCCCGATCCCGTTAAGCTCAAGATCAACGGGCATATCTTCCAGCTTCAGAAAAGCGACGTTGAGATCCTGCACATGGTTCAGGACGCCAAACGCAAATACGAAGGCAGGGATATTTCCGGCGTAGATGGCGCGCTGGAAGCGGCCGGCGATCTCCAGAGGATGATCGACGGCATTCTTGGCAAGGGCGCTACCCGAAAGCTGAGCGGTTGCGACAGGCCCGGCCTTGCTTTTTCCTACCACATGCTGACGGAGATCGCGCAGGGCGCGGTTGAGGCCTGTGCACAGGCGCTGGAAGAGGCGTATGCATGAGTTTTCTCTGTCGCACATTCCCCGGAAGGCCTGGCCGGGGGCTGTTTTCGGTGAAAACGGACAGAGCTATGAGGTAGATGCGGATTTTCGCACGGTGCTCAAGTGCCTGCGCGTGCTCAGGGATGAGGACATACGGGAACGCGACCGGCTCTATTTGTTGAAACAGTGGTTTTTCCAGGGGCAGGATGTGCCTGGAGGGCTTGAAAAGTTCATCGGGTTTGCCTTCGGGGAGTGCAGGGAGCCGTCAGAGCAGCCGCGCATGATGGACTTTGAGCAGGACGCCGATGCGATCTACGCATCTTTTCTGATGGCTTATGGCATGGACCTGACGGAAATACCGTTCCTGCACTGGTACAAGTTTCTCGTGCTTCTTCGTCTGCTTGGTGAGGACACGCCGCTGGAAAAGCGAATTGCGCTTCGCGGAATGGATACATCCAAACTCAAGGGGGAAGCGCGCATCAGGGCCGAGCGGGCACAGCAGGCTGTGGCGCTAAGGGAGCCTGCAAGCGCAAGGGAAGAAGCCGTGCGACAGGAAATCACCCGCGCGCTGGAAGAGGGAAAGAACCCGTCGGAGATCATTCGCAGGATGGGAGGCGATGAGGATGCCGGTTGACGGAACGCTGATCTTTGATACGGAAATCGACAGATCAGGGATTGAGAAGGGGTCAAAACTTGCAAAGAGCGACCTTGAAAAGCTCGGAACGCAGGTAAAGGATATTTTTTCATCCAAAAGCTTAACCTCCGGACTGGCAGATCTGGGCGGGAAGCTGGTTGGCGCGTTTGCCTTTGCCAAGCTGGCGCAAGGGCTGGGGCAGGTAGCAACCGCCGCCATCAAATACAACGCGCAGATGGAAGCATACCAAACCAACTTTTCCGTCATGCTTGGGGACGAGGCAAAGGGCGTGGAGTATGTCGCGCAGCTTCGGGAAAAAGCAGCCAAGACACCCTTTGGCATGGAGGATCTGGCCAGCGCTGCGCAGACCATGCTTTCCTTTGGCATGGACGCTGAAAATGCCAATACTGCCATGGACCGTCTTGGGGACATCGCGCTTGGCAACAAGGACAAATTCCAGAGCCTTTCCCTTGCGTTTTCTCAGATCAGCGCAGCCGGCAAGCTGACGGGAGAGGACCTTTTGCAAATGGTGAACGCGGGTTTCAATCCGCTCAACACCCTTGCTGAAAAAACCGGCACAAGTCTGGGAGATCTCAAAGATGTGATGAGCGGCGGAAAGGGGTCCGCCGCGTTTCGCAAGCAGATGAAAGACGCCCAGAACGAGGTGAAGAAGCTCGGCGCCGGGGCCAGCGAGGGCGCCAAGCTGCTTGCCCAGATCGGACAGGAAGGCATGATCTCGGCCGAGATGGTGGGCAAGGCGATGGAGATCGAAACCAGCCCCGGTGGCCGCTTCTACGACGGAATGGAGAACGCCAGCAAAACGCTTGAGGGGCAGTTTTCAACGCTCAAGGACAACTCCATGCAGCTTGTTGGAAACATTTTCAGTCCCATCAGCGATGCGCTGAGCGGTGTGATTCTTCCGGCCGCAAACGGCGTGATCGATGCGCTGAACGGGCTGTTTGAGGACAAGAGTTTCAAAGTGGAGGCAAAGGCCGAGGTAGAAGCTGCAAAATCCGACCTCAACAGCCTTGACGATGATGTGAAGAAGCTCAAGGAAAAATTCCTACAGGAGCAAATCACAATCAATATCAACACCGATGCTGCCAAGGGCGTGGCTTCTGAGCTTCAAGACATGTTTGAGGTGGAGCCGCGTTTGAAGGACTGGTCAGAGGAAGATAAAGAAAAGGCGTTTGCCATTATCGATGAATTGAACGCGCTTCTCCCGGAATTCGACTACACGCCGGATGAGCAAGGGCTGAAACAGCTACAGGAAGCTCTCAAAGAGGAGGGCGGCTCGGTTGACGCGCTGATTGAAAAGTACAGGGAGCTCGCCCAGCTGCGCAACATTGGCGACTTTGTAGGCGGCTTGAAGGGACAGCTTACCGACGCACAGATCAATGCGGCTATGCTAACCCAGAAAAAAGGCGGATATGAGGCGGCATTGGCAGAGAGCAAGAGACTAGCGGCTGCATATGGAGCGTTGGGCAGCGAACATGGCGATCTGAAATCAATGGTTGACTGGATGGCGTTGACCGGGAACAGCATTGACGCAGACGCAATACAAAATGGTCTTGGTTTTCTCAAGACTTTCTCAGACCTTGGAGGTAATCTCGGCGACTTGCCCGGTTTTGACAAACTTATTGATGAAGCCGGAAATCTGAAAGGTGCCGGAGACCTCGAAGGTGATTCCGAATCACTGACGGCATTGCAAAACGCTCTATCCGCGCTGTATGAATTGGCAGGAGACAAAGCGGTGGAAGAAGACGAAAAGGTAGCGGCCTATGAAGCAGAAATAGCCGCCATTCAGGCAACGCTCGACAATGCAATGGCTACCATAGCATCGCTTGAAGCAGAGCTGGCCAACGCCGAAAGCCTCAAGGAGCGGATTGAAGACGGCGAAACGCTAGAGGGTATCTTGTCGGAAATCTCTGCCGAGCCGTATACAGCGACCGTTGAGGTGGATGACCAAGTAACCGAAGGTGTTGAAAACGCAGAACAAGCCCTTGATGGGATTAACGGTAAGACCGTCAACACATACATCAAGGTAACGACGGTGCCGGGCGGCGGGGATGTTGACGGCTCGCACGCTGGCGGTCTTGACCGTGTTCCATTTGATGGCTATATAGCGCAGCTTCACGCAGGGGAGGCGGTATTGACGAGGTCAGAGGCGAGCTTGTGGAGGGCTGAAAAAGCCGCATCACTTGTAGGCGGTGGCATGTTGGGTGACGCAGGCGCCAGCTTCCAGCAGGTGAACAACTTTAATGTCCCGGTGCAGACGCCGGACGAGTTCGCCAAAACCATGCGCCTGTATGCCACCTATGGTCTGGAAGGGGTGATCTGATGGAAACCAGCCGGGCCAATGTGCTCATCCACCGCAGCGATGGGCAGACCTTTGCCATGGATGACAAGCCCATTGGACTGCTTGAGCTGAAAGGCGTGGACGCGCCCGCCATGGAGGTGTTCACCGAGAAAAACGCCGTGGGCGACGGCGACACGGTGACGGGCAGCCGCGTGGCGGCAAGGGACATCACCATCCGGGCCAAATCGCGCGGAGGCATCAAAAACGCCATTCTGCGCGCCCGGGCGGTGGTGTTTTTTGATCCGCAATACACCTACGACGTGGATATCAGCTACGACGGTGTGACCCGCACCGCGCGGGACTGCCGCCTGCGGGCCGTGGCCATCCCGTCGGGCAGCCTGTATCAGCCGCTTGACATCACGGCCACGTTCCTGTGCCCCTATGGGTATCTGGACGGAGAGGGCGGCATGGATGGCGTGGACCTCAACAGCATTACGCCAAGGCTTGGGTGGCCGTATGTGTCGATGATGAAGGACGGCATCGCTTATGCCACGGCGAGCAACGACCCGTCTGTTAGCCTGCACAGCACGAATGCCAATGGCGGACAAGTGAGCTCCACGGGCATGCTGTTCGGCGTGTACAACTACGACAAAACCGTGGTCATCCACAACCGGGGAAGCGCCCCCACCTGGGTGCGCGGCGTGTTTACCGCCATGGGGCCGAGTACGGTGCAAAACCCCAAACTGATTCACGGGGACGCCTTCGTGCGCGTGCTGTATACCATGAATCCCGGCGACGTGGTGGACATTGACACCGAAAAACGCATCGTGCGCATCAACGGGGTGAACGCGCTGAACAAAATCGACAAGGCGAGCAACTTCGGCGGCATGCGCGTGGACCCCGGCTACAGCGTGATCGGCTTCGACGCCGACACCAACCCCGACCAGCTCAGCGCGCGGGTGTATTTCCAGATTCGGTATTTAGGAATATGAATTTGTGCCACAGCGAGCGAAGGGTGGGAATGGGACCCGCCCGGAAGCGAGCGGCAACCGCATCGCTTGCCTGCACAGCGCGGGCCGCGCCGCGGGCGCGGAACGTGCGAATCATCACATTTGGGGGTGTAAGAAATAGAAGTCGCAGGTCTTGACAAGAATCTCGAAACCCTTACCTATTTCCAGTACCTGAACCTGCAATGGAAGCGGCGTTACTACGAGCCGGGCAGCTTTTCCATGCGCATTCTGGCGGCGGACTATGACCCGCGCGTGAAATTCCTCTACACGCCGGATCGCCCGGAGGTGGGCATGGTGGAAAAGGTGGACTACGAGCGCACGGCGCAGGGCGAGTTTGTGCAGCTGAGCGGGTCATTTCTTGAGGCGCTGTACAACCGCATCTATGCCTATCCGCACATCAAGGGGAAGCACACGCTGGCGCAGCTGCTGGCGTATGCGAATCATCCGTGGTATGCGCTGGACCTCTACACCGTCCAGCCGGACGCGGGGGCCTTTGCCGAGACCGAGGTGGAGGTGTCCTGGCAGAACGACACCATCACCGACTGTCTCTATTCCACGCTGAAAACCCTCGAATTGAGCTGGCGGTTTGCGCTGGACCCGAACACGGGCGTCCTTGCGATGCGCGTGTGGCAGGGGGCGGACCGGACGCAGGCGCAGGAGGCAAACGCCTTTGCCCTGTTTTCGGACGACAGCCACCACGTAACGCAGTTTTCCTATACCGAGGACGAAAGCGGCTACAAGAACCATGCCGTGGTGTTCTACGGCAGCGACTCCATCGGCGATCCCTACCGGCACGACGTGTACACCGAAAACTGGCAGACCGAGGGCCGCCGCTGGCTGATGATGAACGTGGACGACGACCTGACCGAAGCCGAGCGCACCCAGAAGGCGCACGACGAGCTGAAAAAGTATCCCATCGTGCAGAGCGCCGACATCGAAGTGATCCAGAGCGGGCTTTTGTACCGGAAGGACTACGACCTGGGCGACAAGTGCGACGTGGTATGCCACCGGCTGGGCAAGAGCTTTGCGGCGCGCATCACGGGCGTGAACGAGGTGTTCAAGGCCGGGCAGCACAGCGTGAGCCTGACCTTCGGCGAGAGCGCCAGCACGGTCTACCAGCGCGTGGCGCGGCATGGCCGGGGCGACGTCCGCGGGTACGAGCTGCCGCAGATCACGTCCAGAAGGGTGCGCATCCTCATGCCAGGGAACGACTGGCAGACGGCGACGATCAACAGCCCAAAGACGGGGGTATAGCCCGGCAGCTGCGCACAGGCGCCACCGGGTGCTGGAGGGGCGCTTCGCCGCCATCGGGGATCGCGGCGCATGGACTGCCCACATCCCTGCGATAGGTTTTTCAACCACTCACCACAAATGGAGGTGCATTAACTCTCATGTTTTCCCTACCCTTTGACAGCAAGATCACCGGATACGATTCCAGCGGCATTCCCCTCTACGACCGAGCCAGCGGCAGCGCGGAGTTTGCACGGCTGCTGGCGGCGTTCCTGACCAACGGCGTATTTGGCAGCGGCATGTTTGCCGTGACGGCCAAAACCGGCATGCAGGTGGAGGTGAGCGCGGGCAGCTGCGTGATAGGCGGGCGGTTCGGCTTTGCCATCGTGCCTGAGACGCTGACAGTTGCAGCGGACGTGCAGTACCCGCGCATCGACAGCGTGGTACTGCGCATGGACGTGGCCGAGCCGGTACGCGACATCCACCTTGAGGTACATCAGGGCACGCCCTCGCCCGCGCCGCAGGCCCCCGCCCTCACCCGCGACGGCACCGTGTGGGAGCTGGGGCTGGCCAACGTGCTCATCCCCGCCAACAGCACCGCCATCGCCCAGGAGCGCATCACCGATACCCGGCTGGACACGAACCGGTGCGGGATAGTTGCGGCAATCAACAGCAAAATCGACACCACCGCCCTCTACAACCAGATTCAGGCCGATCTGGCGTCCTTCAAGGGCACGGAGCAGGCGGGGTTTGAGGCGTGGCGCGAAAACGAGCAGAGTGTATTCGGCGCATGGAAGGAAACCGAGCAGAACGAATTTGAGGCATGGTTTGCCAATATCAAAGACATGCTCGAGGGCGACATCGTTGGCAACCTGCTTTCGCAGATTGCAGGCAAGGCCAGCACCGCGACCTACGCCGCCACCCTGACGGCATCGGGGTGGAGCGCCTCGGCGCCCTACACGCAGACCGCGTCGGCCGCGGGCGTGCTGGCTACGGACGATCCCTTCGTGGACGTGGACATGAGCGGCGCGTCGGGGTCCGCGCAGGGC